CGGCCCAATTCAGAGCTAAAGTTTTCTGGTGAAGCAGGTGCCGACTTGCCGATCACCGCGAAACCGTTCTCCATCACCAGGATGCAAATTGACAATCGAGACAGGACCTCGGGCGTATCATCCTCGAATGCGTCGGAGGCTAGGAAGTGATACCGGCCGATGATCTTATGCTCCATGTCAGCCAGGGACACCCGCGGTGCGGTAGCGTTGGCGGCAGCTTCGCGGTCAGTGTCTTCGATACTCATGTGTGATGTTCCTCTGTCTCAGGTCCAGGCGGCTGCGGTGAATTTCTTGACCTGGGGCTTGGGTGTGTAGCGCGCAATGACCCGGCCGGAGATATCGGCCGAATTGCCTAGGCAAGCGTATTGTAAACAATCCGCAAGGTCCGAGGCTGGGTGGTTTTTCTCAGGGAGATCTTCCAGTGTTCCGTCGCGTTTCTTACGATATCGGTAGGTATTTCCCAATGCGCGTATCAGGCCCGGACAGCCCTCGCGTGATATCTGCACGCCCGGCTCGCCACCCAGCGTGCTTTTCAGCGCGCGCTCGACTGCGATCAGTCTGGGTGCGACGTTGTTCGTGGGCGCTGGGTAGACCAAAAATCCCATGGACTTGAGCGCATCAAAGGGCGACTCCTCGGTGACCTGACCCTTTTCGCGGCCGGCGGGATCAGCGATCACATAAAACCGTTTGCCAACGAAGGGCTCGGTTTGTAGGATGGGTTTGAGCTTCTCGCCCACCATCTGGACCAGGCCCATGTCCTCACTGAGCACTTCCTTGTAGATCAACAATCTTCCGTAGTTGTCGGTCTGTGTGATGAGTGCGGTGGGTGTTCGGCCGAAGTCCATGGCCACGCAGACAGGTCGCCCTGGGTTGACCACCGCCTGCATGTCGCGCACATGCACCGTGGCGTCGAATGAGCGTCTAAATACCGCTTGGCCGGCGTTGGAGGTGCCCCACTCCGAACGTATGTGCACATCCGACCAACCGTCGTCGCGATCAGATAATAAATTCGCGTAATAGCCCGGTGGTAAATTTCCCACATTCTCGGCATAGGGTCCTATGCCACTGGGCTGATGAAAGAGTTTCCAATTGGCGCTTGGGTTTAGCACGAACCGTTCGTGGTATGCACTGTCTGTGTCCCATGGGTTGGTATCCGCGACCAAACCGAAGAACGTGGGCCCGCCCATGACTTTGGAGGGATATCTCCCGAGGCGTCCGAGCAGTGCACTAAGGATTTCGATAGGCACTTCGCGCACTTCGTTGACCCACGCCATGGTGAGCTGCATGGAAAGCAACCTGTGTTGGTCCTCTTTGGTGTCGAGAGGCACCAGCAACCAATCCGACCAAACGGTAGTCCCGTCATCTAATTCAGCACGGATCTGCACGGTCGAGTCGGTGACAAAATATCTGATCATCGGGTTCAGATATTGCTGAATGTCGGTGAGCACCGTGGATCTGAGTTCACGCATCGTGTTGCGCACACAGACCATGCGGGTGTAGCGCACACCGTTCGCGTCAGGCTTTTGCGTTCTTGCCCGCCTGAGCATCTCGACGATGCAGCCCATGGATTTACCCGACCCGATGGGTCCCACCAGGCAGCGCACCAGGCTGTTATCGAGCATGAACTTCTCGATGGTCGGCGGCGGGTAATAGAGTAACCCGGTCATAGCCTGCCAAACAGGAACACGAGTAGGATGATAACCACGAGCAGCCCGAGCAAGCCACCGCCGTAGTGATACGGCCCCCAGCCGGCGTGGCCGCCGTAATAGTATCCGCCGCCACCGAACAGGAACAGCACGAGCACGACGACTAGGATCAAAACTATGGGGCTCATGCCGCTTCACCTTCGATCGTTGTTGGTTCCTCGGGCTGCGTTCTTTCTACGGTAGAAAACGTCTCGCTGGTGCCGGCGCCAGAGAACACGATGGATATACTAAACCTGCCCTGGCCTGCACCAGGTGCGGCGATGATGTCGCGGGAGTTACTTGGTCCGGGTCCGTCCACACCGACGACACGTGCGTGCGCCTTGAACGCATCGAGCTTCACGCTTGGATGGGTGTCGGGTGAGAGCATAACTTTGCCCACCTCGGCGAGGCCCATCTCCATTTGCAAGCCCGCCAGGCGTCTTAGCCTTACATCCTGATTGTCGCTGCTCTCCCAAACCGCTTTGCGTTGTTTGATCGCGCGGGCTAGACCTGGGTTGCGCATGAGATAGTCTCTCATGTGGTCATACGAGGCGAACCCATAGCGCTTGGCAATCGTGGGGTTCTCGTGGAGTTTCTGCGCCACGTCGGTCATGAACGCGTTCAACGTGGCGAGGTCAAACAACGGATCCTCAGGGTCCTCGGATAGCACCAGGTGCGCGTCGACGATCGCGTCGATCTCGGCCTCGGTGGGGTCCTGGTTCGGGTCCTGGTTGGAGTTTTCTTCGTCTACCATTCGAGGTTGCCTGGCTTGAATGGTTGCTGGCTGGTGGCTTCATCCTGAGCTCCGTCGATGAGCTTTTGCAGGTTCTCACGTGCCAGTTCACGGTCCCTGTCGGACAACCCCCATAGCTGGTTTTGTTTGGGCTGCTGGGGGCGGATCAGGTCCAGCTCGTATCGCTTGGTGGCGATGGCCGACGCGGTCCTGGCCGGGACCAGCCAGCGCGCGATCTGCTCGTCGGACATACCCTCGAGGAAGTAAGCCTCTAAGAGCGTCTCGTCGGCTTCGGTCCATCTGGGCATTTGCAATCCACTACCATAGTGTGCAAGAAATGAGAATACGACTATCCTCGGTGTGTAGGGTCGTTCGTCTATGCCTATGGCGCAACCAGGTCTGAGCGTTTCGACGCCGCCGGCGCACTCACTTCCGGGGATGGGCGTGGGTTCGGGCGCTGGGCAGGGCTTTCTGCGCGTGGTGTCGCCCGCGCAACTGGACCAGGCGGATCAGACCCGCCTGGCGGGCCTGTCCCAGCGCGCCCGGCCGACGCCGGCCGATGACCTTGGATCCTATGTGCGCCAGCGCTGGCAGTTATTCCGCAACCATCGCAACACCGCCTCGACCATCGGCCTGCCCTTGAACGCGAGGCTTCTCCACGCGCAGCGCATGTTCGAGGGCAAATACGACAACGACAAACTCTCGCAGATCCGCGCCTATGGCGGCTCCGAGGTGTATTCTCGCTTGGTCGCCACCAAGTGCCGCGGCGCCACGTCGCTCTTGCGTGACGTGTATCTGGGCCCGGACCGGCCGTGGGACATCCAGCCGCAGCCGGACCCGCCGGTGCCTCCCGAGGTCGCCAACCAGATCGTGCAGCTCATCGCCACCGAAGTCGCCACCCAACAGCAGGCGGGGCAGCCGGTGCTCGAGGACCAGGTGCACATGCGCTATGTGACCCTCCTGCACGCCGCGCAGGCTGCCGCGCAGCGCAACGCGACCACCCAGGCCAACGCCACCGCCAACAAGATCGAGGACATGCTGGTGGCCGGCGGGTTCTACGGTGCGCTGGCAGAGTTTCTCATAGATTTACCGTTGTTCCCCTTTGCGTGTCTCAAGGGGCCCATCGTGCGGGTGGTGCCCAGGCTGACCTGGATGCAGGGCAAACCCTCGCTGCAAAACCGCCCGCAGATGTTCTGGGAGCGCATATCACCCTTTGATCTCTATTGGACGCCGGGTGCATCACGCATCGAGGCGGCCGAGGTCATCGAGCGCAAGCGCTGGACCCGTGCCGATCTGAACGATTTGCTTGGTCTGCCGGGCTACGACGAGGCAGCGATACGCGCCGCACTCGAGGACTACGCCAACGGCATGCGTGAATGGCTGGACGCGCCGGACACGGAACAAGCCATCAACGAGGGGCGTGAGAACCCCACGATGAACATCAGCCAATATATCGACGCCATCGAATACCACGGCAATGTTCAGGGGCGGCGTCTATTAGAGGAGGGCATCGACCGCAAGAAGATCCCGGACCTCGATCGCGACTACAACATCACCACCTGGATCGTCGGCCGGCACACCATCAAGACCCAGCACAATCCGAG